GTGGATACACTGATACGTGTAATCGTTAAGTCCGCCTGAGTGGACGTATTGTTAGGGTTTGTCCTAATAACGTGATCTAAAAGATCCACTGTGTCATTGGGCAGCGCATACGTGTTGAGTCCTTGTTGCAAAGTAATCGTACCTTGCTCAATCGTCCACATGTTGATGCCCCTGTTCGCCCAGTCAGCAAACAGTAAATTAAGGGACCTACGCGCTGTGCGTAGGTCGTAGCCAGAACGCATTTCATAACCCGCACGCTCATACGCCTCTTCGCACGCTTCCGTGAGATTAAGGTTAAACGACGCCGTACCGGACGTCATCGAGTTGAGCGTGGAGATGGTCATTTCTTCTTCATTCCTTTAAGAGTCTCAGCAAGGCGCGCTTGCTTCCCAACTTTGCCAGAACTCTTAGCAGCTTTAGCCAGCTTTTTCGCCGGAATTTTTTCACCTTTGGGGATGCCCAAAGATTTATGCAAGCCACCTTTATTTTTAGTAGCATCTGCAATCCAGTTCTTAGCCATGATTATTTGCTCGCTTTAGCATCTACCACCACTGTTTCTTCAACCACTGGAGTAGATTCCACAGAAGCTGGAGCAGGTGTATCGACTGGAGCAGCAACCACAGGGGCGGGAGCAGAATCAACTGGAGTAGGATTGACATGCGATTCCAAGTGGTTAATCAATTCTTGCAACTTCTCATTAACTTTGTTGCCTTTAGACACTTGGTTAATAACGTGTTGTTGAAGCTCTTGCAATAGCAAGTGTGCTTCGTCTTCTAGTTTCTTAAGTAAGCTCATTTTTTACCCTTCGCAGTTTTAGCTGAATTGATGAAGTCTTGTTTGGTCGGAGCACCTGGGTCACCAGGCTTGCGCATCTTCTCGCCGCGCTTACGCTTAGCGTTGATGTTGGCATAAAGACCAATCTTGCCGCCTTTCTTGAACTCCTGAAAGTCCGTATCGTCGCGACGAGCCTTGGTCACACCTTTAGGCATTTTGGAGGAAGCAACCGCTCCCATACCCCGACTTGCCATCATTTCTTAGGCATCCCGCCACCACACATGGCTTTAACATGCTCGTGGAACTTTTTGTGTCCAGCAGCGTGTTGACCAAACATTTCGTGTGCAGCCTTGTGTCCATCACCACCGTACATTTTCTCAACGTGTTCTACGTTGTGTGCGTGATCAGGTGAGCCTTCTTTCATAAATGGGACTTTAGTTTCCATGATGTTTCCTTATTTTTTCATTTTAGTCATGCCGCCTTTTTTCATGCCGGTTGTGCTACCAGACATTTTAGGCATCATTGCTCTTGTTTTACCGCGCTCGGCGATACCGTCTTTACTAGGAGCCGCAGTTTTAACTTTGCTCATAGTTGCTGTTGTCAAACCTTTTTTCTCTTTAGCCATGATACTTCCACCTTTTGAAAATAATTGCAAAGCACCGTGCTCAGTCTTCGCTTTGTTAACACCTTCTAACGTAGGACGTGGCACGCCGCCCGCTTTAAACTTTTTACCCTTGTCTGCCGCAACAAACTCTTTACCTACTTTTTGAGAAATACCTACCTTTTTGGCAAACGCAGCTGAGTGAGCCACGCCTTCCATTAAGTTATGTTGTTTCTTACTTGTACTAGGCATTTACTGCTTTCTGAATAAGCTGATCAATTTTTGCTTCAATGCGATTGAAGCGTTGGTCAATGTGGTCGCTAAGGCGATTAAGTTCTGCTTTGGGGACGTATTCACGTGCCAACTCCTCACGGGTTTTGTTAAGCAAAATGTCTAACCTTTTAATCTCGGTAAACTTTTCCTTAAGGAAAAACCCTAGGATTCCTACCAAAGCTGTCAACACTAGATTCCAAATAACCATCGGTTCCATTTAACACTTCCACGCTCTAAGCGATTTATTGATTCGACTGTTTGGGTCTTTTGCAGTTTTCTCTGACGTTAACTTCTTTTTCATGCCCGACATTCTCGCGCAAAAAGAGTCTCGACGTGAGCCTCCTTCTGGTTGAGGTGGTTTAAGGTCATGCCCTTCTTTTTTAGCAGAAGCTCTCCCCTTGGCGTTTAGACCGCCATTTGGGTTCTTGCCCTCTTTGCGTTGCCAAGCTGGAGATTTAGCCATGATTAATTCCCGTTAGCGATCAAGTAACCTTCTTGCGAAACTGTCAAAGCCGCAGTACCGGTACTAACTTTTGCTTGCAATTGGATGTCCGTTTTCTCAGAAACAAGCCTGGGCATTACTCGCTGTGTATGGTAGTTGTTTGTAAACGGAGCCACAACAGTAACGGTAGATACCCCTGCACTATTTGTTTGATAGTTCTGATATGTTGCAAAACCTGCGGGGTTAGCGTTCAGGCTGGTATTGATGTCAATACGGCTCAAGTAGAACGTGTATCCTGCGGGCACGGTGTAAATGCCCATCAAAGTTCGACCGTTGCCTGCTGCAATCTCTGCGTACAATGTTGTATCTGATGTGTCTTTTAGCGTAATGTTACCAGTAGGGGCACCACTAGCGACCGACATACTGTTGATACGGAAATAAGACTTTACTGTAGTTACAGCCGTTGTGCCATTTAACTTGATAGTCTCAGAAATTTGGTTGTAATTCGCATCCAAGCCGTTGATGGTTATCAACGAAGTTGCATCAGCACCTGTGTTAACAGAGCTGACAAGGTGCATTTGAATAGCAGATGACGGAAAAGTATAGGAGGTATTACCTTCCCACACAGGCACAAACGATGTACCTACCGCTGTTTGATAACCATAAATGTTTAAAACACTATGACCATAAATTTGACCGCGTGCAACTTGCAGGTCAAAAGGCTCATACTTTGCTTGACGCGTAACCGAGTTGAATTGGTTATTGGTACTTGGAATACCATTTGGGCTTTGTGCCATATTAATCTCCTTAAATTAAGAAACGGGGACCGAAGTCCCCGGGGATTAATTAGTCAAAGTTACCGTATGGGTAAGTTGTCAATGTACCAATGTTGTTATCAGGCTGTGTATAGCGTAGAGTTACGTTTACTTGTCCTGCAATGGATGTTGCGGTTAGCAGTGCTGTTCCAACCAAAGCAACAGTAATAACCACTTGAGACAAGTTAGGCTGATTACCACCTTGATAAATGTCTGTGGAAGTTGCAGATTGGTTCAGGATTTGCTGACCAGTAAATGTTGCAAGAGACTGACGACCAACTGCGTTTGATGTGATCGCGGCTGTTTGGAAGTAAGAAGCTGTACCAGCAGCAGCTGTGTAGTTGTTTCCAGCCAAGAACTGAACAGAAGTCAAAGACGCTGTACCACCAGTTACAGAAAATGCTGTAGCAATGTCAAAGAAAATGTCGTCTAAGTCAGCGCCTGTGGGTAAATAAAATACCGCACCGCGATAGATGTTGGTTGCTGTGTCAGCAGGAATAGTCTGTGCTGTGGGCGTTGCTGTAGCAGAGGGAACAAAAACTGTAGCGGGTAAGTTAGGAATGGTGTTTGATGATACAAACTGACCAGACGCTCCACCGTATGTAGATGTGCCGACAACTGAGTTGCCGATATTAATATCAACGTTTTGAACGAGCTGTGAGTAGCCTACGTTGCGTAATCCGCCAAATCTAACATCACCAGATAGAATTGGGCCTTCAAATGTAGTACGTGCCATGACAAAAGTCCTTATGCAAAAGTTACCTTGTTAATCGTTGCATCGTGACCCCTGGGCGGGCTGGCAACAAGGTTAAATTCCCAGATACCTAACTATACACTAAATTCACTAAAAATGGGGACCGAAGTCCCCATTATTTTAGTATGAACTAAAGATTCCAAGAGGATCGGACCAGCCGAAGCTGTAACGCTCTCTAGACTTGTAACGAACGTTCCCTGTATCAAAATCACCATCCATTGAATTTTGTAGTGGAATACGCTCGAAGTGCTTCAAGCCGTTTGGCACGTCAGTTGTCAAGAACCATGTGTTGGTTGATGTCAAGAAGTGGTTAACGGTGTAGCCTTCAGGAATAGCTCCGTTGTTCTTGATCGCGTTAATGTCGTTGTTGTTTGTACCAACGCGCAATTCTGTCTCGAGGAGACGAGTTGCAACGAACATTAATGATGGGGGAACAATGAGTTTCTTGGGCT